ACTTATCTATAAAATTAAGTTTGAAAGGAGTTTACATTGGCAAAATTTGTTTTAACAGACGCTAGTGTTACCTTGAACAGCGTTGATCTATCAGACCACGTTTCAAGTGTTACATTAGACATTACAGCTGATGAAATCGTTACAACAGCTATGGGTGATACATTTCAATCACGTACAGGTGGATTAAAAGACGGAACACTATCTATTGAGTTCCAACAAGATTTCGCAGCTAGTGAAGTGGACGCTACATTATTCCCATTACTTGGATCTACAACAGCATTTGTTGTAAAACCAACAAGTGGATCAGTAAGTGCTACTAACCCAAGTTATTCTGGAAACGTGCTTGTAAATCAACACATACCAGTTGCTAACGCAGTTGGTGAACTTGCGACTATGTCTGTATCGTTCCCAACAAGTGGCACAATTACTAGGGCAACTTCTTAGTAATAACAACATATATAAATCAGAAAGGTTAAAATAACATTATGAACTCAGGTTACATAATTGAATATCAAGACGGAAAGAAAATTGAAGCTGATATTAGACCAGTTGATTTAGTTGGTTTTGAACGACAATTTGGCGTTGGTTTTGGTGTCCTAGCTGATCCAAAGGAAGCACGTTATGAACACGCTGCATATTTGGCTTGGCTAGGTGCTAAACGCAAGGGTGAAACTGATAATTTTGATGACTTCCTTAATAAGGTAGATACTATTAAGGAGTTTTCAAGTGATACCCCAAAAGCCAAGTAATAGATTTGATTGCCACTATTAGTGTGCAAACAGGTCTAAGTCCAAACGAATTAATGAATAGCGATTTAGAATTAATAAGTGCTATTGCTGATGTATTAAACAGGAAATATGGCAACAATTGAACAAATGGGCAGAGGTAGAACGTTAAACGTTACTGGTGCTGTTGGTGTTGCTGGTTTAAATGAACTATTACGTGATTTTAAAAAGTTAGACAAAGAAATTAACAAAACAATACGTAGGGTTAATAAATCAATAGCAGACGAAGTTTCAAATGACGCTATAAAACTTGGTAAACAACAAAATGTAGGTGGCAGACCAGTACACCGTAGGGAACGTGGCGTTAAAGGAATTAAATCTAGGGCAAGACAAAATCAAGCAAGTATAGAGTTACAAGGCCATAGAAATGACGCAGTTTTATCATTAGAGTTTGGTCGTATTTATCAACCAGTCCCGGTAAATACAAATAAAGGACAACGTTATAGATATTATCCACTTGGATTACTAGGAACATTACCAAGATCAAGACCGGGTGCAGGACGTTTATACAGACGTTTTGTAGGCGATAAAGCATTTCAAACAGGTTTCGGTGGTTACGTTGTAGGTAAAACAATTAGAAACGCATTACCACAAATACAAGAAGAATATTTAGAAAGAGTTTTTAAAGAAATAAACAATACATTACAAATGGCAAAAGTAGTAGATATACCAATAAGATTATCTACAACTGGTAAAACTGGTTTAGTTAAAGTAAGGAAAGCAGCGTAATGGCAGAAAAAAGATTAAGGTATGCTTTTATTGGGGACGCTGATAGCTTACTTAGATCAATACGTAAATCAGATACAGCACTAGGTAAATTTAGTAGATCAGTTGGCAAAGTAGGTAGTGCAGCTGTTACCGGGTTTGGTATTGTAGGTGCAGCAGCAACAGCAGCAGGTCTAGCAGCAATAAAAACTGCTTCAGACGCAACAGAAGCAGGAACTGCATTTGAAGTTACATTTGGTGATAGTGTTAAAAACTTAACACCATTTATTGATGAATTTGCAAATAAAGCTGGTTTAGCAAGTTTTGAATTACAAGACTTACTTAAAACAACTGGTCAAGTTACACAAGGTATTGGTTTTACACAAGAAGAAAGTGCAAAGTTATCACAAGAACTTGCAATACTTGCAGGGGACGTTGCTGCATTTAATAACGTACAAGGTGGCGCACAACCAGTTATAGAAAGTTTTACTAAAGCACTTTTGGGTGAGCGAGAAAGTTTGGCTACATATGGTGTCAAGATTTTGGAAGCAGAGGTGCAAACAAGGGCATTTTTACAAACAGGTAAAAGTAATGCAAAACAATTAACTGTTCAAGAAAAAGCACTTGCAACACTTTCGTTGATACAAGAAAAAGCAGCAGTTACACAAGGTTACTTAAATGATGAAAGCGAAAGTTTTGCTGGAAGATTAAATAAAGTAAAAGGTGAATTAAGAGAAGTACAAGCAGAACTAGGTGAACAATTATTACCTATTGCTACGGATTTATTACCAGTTGTTAGTGATCTTGTTAAATCATTTGCAACAGGTTTCGCACCAGTAATGAAAGAACTTGCACCAATAATACAAAGGGTTGCAGATTTATTTAGTGTACTTGCACCAGTGCTGCTTCCAATTATGGAAAAAGGTTTTGCAGCACTTGGCAAAGTCTTAGATATTGTCGTTGGTGCAGTAGAAATGGGTGTTAATGTAGTAGAAAAATTTAACACAACTACAGAAAAAGCAACTGGGGTAACTACAAGTTTTGGAGTTGTTCAAAAAGATTTAGGTGATAAATTTATGGGAACTGCAAGTTATGCACAAGAGTTAGTAGATAAAGAAAAAGCACTAGAACTTCAAAATCAACGTGGTGCTGCTATGGCTAAATATTATGCAGATTTATATAAAAATGAAGTCATACCTACAAAAGTTGACGCAAGAAATGCAATAGAACGTGAACAAGATATGCTTACTGGTCTTATTAAAGAACAACAAGAGGCGTCAAGAATAGCCAGAGAAGAAGCAGAAGCAATACAAAAAGAATTAATACCCAGTTTAAGTTCATTACAAAGTGCTAGATCAAGTATTACTGCAATACTTGACCGGGAAAAATCAGCTACACGTGCATTACAACAAGCAAAAGAAGATTTAATAGATATAAACAAATCATTACTAGACATTGATGAAACTATTGCTATGGCTAATGATGATTTAGCAAATGCAAATCAAGATGTAAAAAATAAAGAAGAAGCATTAACAAAAGCAAAAGAAAAAGCTAAAGAAGTTACAGCTGAAGAAAGATTAGCAATACTTAGACAAGTTGAAGCAATAGAACGTTTAACTGATGAACAAGACGGTAGTGAAATCAAAACACTTGAATTGCAACTTGCACAACAACGTTTAAATGAATTACGTGATGAAGCTGTTGGATCAGATAGAAATGTAGAAGAAGCAGAACGTGATTTGGCAGACGCACAACGCGAAGCTGAAAACGTAGCTAAACGTATAAATGATTTACTAGAACGTAAAGAAGAATTACGACAAGCAGAAATTAAAGCTACAGATAAAGTAAAAGAAAAACAAGAAGATTTAAACGATGTATCTACTAAAAACATAGATGTAATGCTACAACTTGCTGAAGCACAAATAAAATACAATGAAGCATTAGAAAAACTTGCAGACGGAAAATATGAAAAAGCATTAGGAAGAATTACAGAACTTGCTGGTCAAGCAATAGAAACACTTGGTGGCACAACAACTGGCACACAAAATATTGCAAAAACAGTTACTGAAACAGTACCTAAAGTTGTTAAAGAAGTAGCAGCAGTTGCACCTACTGTAACAGCTGATCCAACACGTGGTGCAGCTAAAATAGCAGCTATGGGTGGTAAAGGTACATTTGGTGAACCTAGTGTTACAGTAAACTTTAACGGTGCTATTACTAATCCACAAGACGCAAAAGATGTAGTTGTACAAGGATTAAAAGAGTTCAATCGGACAGACGGTAATCTAAATAGAATAATAAATATTTCATAATGGCAGCACCAACAGTACGTGTTCGCATAGGTTTTACACAAAACACATTTACATTAGACGACTTAGTTCGTGGTGTTTTAGATAGTGCAGAGTTAGGTGGTGCAACACCACTTACAGACGTAACAAGTGATGTACAAAGTGTAAGTATTAGCCGTGGTAGGTCAAGGGACACAGATAGCTTTTTTGCTGGTAGTTGTTCAGTACGATTATTAAATAATGCACGAAAATACGAAAACACTAATACATCAAGTCCATATTCACCGGGTATTGAACCAATGATTGCTATACACGTGGACGCAACAACAGACGGTGGAAGTACATATAAAGATTTATTTGTTGGTTTTGTAACAGATATAAACCTTAGTTATCCAGACAAGTCAAACTCTTTTGCAGATTTTGTAGCTTCAGACGGATTTATGAAGTTAGCTAATACTAGCTTAATAAATGCTTCATTTAGCAGTACAGATAGTGGAACGTTAGTAGGTAATGTATTAGACAACGCTAACGTTAAGTTCGGTGCAGATAGAGATATTGAAACAGGAATATCTACAATGCAAGCATTAAGTAATGTTAGTGAAAACACATTATCTGTTTTACAGAATATTGAACGTAGCGAAAATGGATTATTGTTTATGTCTAAAGACGGTAAATTAACGTTCAAATCAAGACATACTACGTTCCCAAGTACACCAGACGCTACATTTAGTGATGACGGTTCAGATATACCTTACTTGCGTGTAGATTATATAAATGATGACAATGAGATATTTAACGTAGTTTCTTTAACTAGAACAGGTGGTACAACACAAACTGTACAAGATACTGCTAGTCAAGGTAAATATTTGATTAGAACATTAAGTAG